TCACCTTTCGTTCATGGCGGCAGCTCCGGAATTGCCGGGCAAGGTGATGCCGATCGCAACGTCGTGCGAGCCGCACATCGGGCAGCGGACCTTGCCCTTGAGTTCGGAGACCAGACATGCCCGGCCGCGCGTGATCATGAAGGTCATCAGGTCGAGATCGTAGCGGAAGCCGCATTCACGGATCGTCTTGAGCCCTGCGCGGCGCCCCCAGGTGCAGCGGAAATGGATCCTGCCGCCAGCCTGCCAGACATCCCTGACCGTCTCGATCGCCATCTGCCAACGCGATCAGCCCCGATGTCCGGGTGGCGGCAGCCCCGGGCCGGACATCGGCGCGGCATGCGGGCGCTGATAGTCGATCGGCCGGTCCCTCAACAGGTTTACCGCCTCACGCATCTGCTGCTTCAGCACGCCTATGGCGTCATAGTGAGGGCGAAACGGCGTCAGCGATAGGGTGGCGGCGTCGAGCGCCATGTCGAGGCTGTGCATCTTTTGCTCGATAGTCCAGAGATGGCCTTCCGAAATGTCGTCACGGCGGCGATGGCGGGGCATATTTCGTTCTCCATTTGATCAGAACGAAATGAGAACAAATTCCTTGCCCGTCAAGCCGGTTTGTGGAATCTTTTCGCCATGAGCGACGAGCCAACACGCCCTTCCGAGGCCACGCGACCGCGCGAGCGCGCAGCAGTGCTCGGGCATTTTTGTGAACACGCCGGATGCGGCAAGGATGCCGGATGGGGATTTGCCAGGCCGAAGCGGCCGTCGCACTGGTTCTGCTACGAGCACCGCGGCGACGGGGAGGCCTACCTTTGATAAGCAAGCCGCGCCGCACTGGCGATTATCCTGACCGCGAGATCGACTGCCAGGAGGCGATGGAGCCCGGTTTTCAGGCGATCATTGATTGCATGATCGAGGCAGACTGGGACCGCGAGGAAGTCAAGCGCGCCCTTCGGCGCCTGATCGCGGCCGATAACATGACGCAAAAGGAAAACGCAAAGGTCGAAGCAGAGCTGGCGATCGCGCGGGCGATGATCAGGGCCGGCCGGCCGAAGCCCTGGTGAGCTATCCCCGCTTCGACACTGCGCCGTCGTCGAGCTCGGCTTCCAACTGGTCGCTCACCGGCCTCGGTTCGCTGCCGAGCGGCACGCCGTCAAAGCCCTGCAGCCAGGCCTCTGCATGCTCGGCCCAATAGTCCGGCACGACGCGTTCCTTGCCATCCTTGAGCGCCTGCTGGCCATACATCCAGGCATAGGTGACGCGCTCCTGGTCCTTCTTAGCCACGGCCATCATCATCCTCCCAGAAGTCTTTCAGCATTGCGTGGCGAAGCTGCTCCTCGCCCTTCAGGAACCGCACTCTGCCCGAAAGGCCGGGCTTCAGCCACTCCGCCTTTTCCTTCTTGAGCCCCTTGGGCGGCGGCGCGCCGACTTTGCCTTGTACCCGGTCCCATAGCGCCTGGCGCTTGTCCGCCTTGAAGGTCACGAACGCGCCGCCCATGTAGCGGCCCTTGTCGGCCATCAGCACCATGGCCGGCTTGCCGCGCTCGCGCTGCACGCCGATGATGTCCATCACCTTCTCGTCGAAGCATTGTATCTTGCGCCACGCCGAGGTCGGGCCACTGCTGTAGACGCTGTCCTGCAGTTTCGAGACGATGCCTTCGAGGTTGGATTTGCAGGCCAGATGATAGGCGGCGTCGCCACTGCCAGGGAGCGCTTCGCTGAACTGGATGTGCAAGCCGGCCGGGATCATCGCCTGCAGGACCTCCCTGCGGTCGCGCAGGGGCATTCTGCGCAGGTCGTGGCCGTTGAGGTGGAGAAGGTCGAAGGCGACGAGATAGAGATCCTGCGGCCGGCGGGTGATGGCCGAGCGGAGCGCATGGAAGTCCGACAGCCCCTTGTCGTTGAGCACGATCGTCTCGCCCTCGATGATGAAGCTTTCGCCGTTCAGCTTCCCGGCTTCAGCGGCGAGCGGCCGGTATTTGGCCGTCCAGTCGATGCCGCTCTTCGTGTAGAGGCGGATGCCGTCGGCATCCTTGATCACCTGCGTCCGGTAGCCGTCGAACTTGATTTCGTGGCTCCATTCGGCACCCGCCGGCGGATTGTCGAACCGCTCCGGCTCCATGGGCTTGATGAACTTCAGACGCTCGACGGCGTTACGCATGCACATACCCAACAACCGCGATTCAAGCCGCACCAGGCAATCCGGTTCCGAGTATTTTAGAAAATTTGTATGTGAGAATGGTTATGAAGAATGATCCCGACTGCCGGGCAGCCCTGCGGATGATCCGAGCGACCATCCAGGAGCACTGCCCACCCGGCGTGCTGATGAGTGAGGAGCAGGTGAACGGCCATTACGGCCCGACGCTTCTTGGCGAGGCGGAGGCGCTGTCGGTCGCGATCGTAGCGACGGTCGAGCGGCTGTCGTTCGGCAGGCCAAAGCCGCCGGCGCCGAGCATCAAGGCTTGAACGAAAAAAGCCCGCCGGCCGTAGCCAGCGGGCTTGGAGACGACTTGCCGACGGATCAGACCGGCTTGAAGTCCAGGTAGAACGTGTCACCGACGCTGAACTTGCCGAGCAAGGCCGGGTTCGCGATCGTCAGCGACAGCGCGCCGGCTGGAGAGAACTTCGCGAACTGCTGATCCTCGTCGCTGCCGTCGGCGGGATAAGCGCCATCCTTGGCGGGGAAGTTGAACGTCAGGGTTTCCTGTGTCGCCTCGCCCTCTTCCGGATACTTCTTGATGCTGGTGACGCGCACCTTCGCTCGCATAGTGGTCATGCGTTTGGTCTCCATTTTGGGGTTGCCCGGAACCGCCGGGCGCGGATTATTTTGACCGAGCAATTTCCTTGGCTAGGTCGCCGATCTCGCGGCGGATTTCGGCCAGTTCGTCGACGGCACCGTTGGCCGCCTCGATCAGGCGATAGCCGATCTGCCGGCTTTTCTCGGCGTCGAGGCGCTGCGCGATCGCTTCCACCGTGTGCGCCTCGATCGCCGCGGCGAGCTGCTTGACCGCGCCGCTGTCGACGAGCGCGGCGTCGAGCACGAAGGTTTTGCCGTCCTCGGTTCCCTTCTTCTCGCCGCCCGCCGATTTCCATCCCATGCGCAGGACGAAGGCGGCTGCCATGGAGCCGCCGGCGGCGCCGAGCCACATCACCCATTCCGGTATGCCTGCACTGTCCATCAGCCATTTGTCCGCTTGTCCACCGCGATCCAGTAGAGGCTGTAGAGCGCCAGGAAGGACAGCAGGAAATTGAGGCCCAGACCGGCGCTCAGGATGCCGGTGATGAGATACGAACCCACGAACCCTATTCCGAACAAGCCGAACGTGACGGAGCCGATCGCTCCGCAAAAAAGCCGGATGGTCGACGTGGCGCGCTGGCGCGAGCCATTGACGATCAAGCCCAGCAGCCACAGCAACCCGATGGAGCTGAGCGTCCAACCGACGTCGTTCTCGCCGAATCGGCGGAAGAAGGCGTAGCCGGGCGCGGAGAATGCATCGCTGGGGTGGAGCAATGTCGTGCCCCAGACGAAGAGATAAGCCGCGCAGAACCATTCCGAGACGCGCTCGCGGAAGCGCTCGACGATGCGTCCGGCGATCATGTCTTCAGCTCCGTCCGCCGCCCGGTGCTGGCCTTGGTGTGCCGGTCGCATTCGGCCGGCGTGTAGAACTTCACGGCGCAGCCGGAAGCCATCGTCTCGTCGATCTTGTTCTGGTCGGCGAGCGTCTTTCCCTGCGCGCCCGCGAGGCTGCTACCGATGGCCAAGCGCAGGGCTGGAACACCGTCCACGCCGGAAGTCCCACACCCCGCCAGCAGCAATGCAGTCGTCAAGAGAGCGGCTGGCCTCGATGCCCTTGCGAATCGCATCCTGATTTTCCTTTTCGATCCTGGCGCGCAGCTCGTCGGCGCCGCGTTGCTTGATGAGGTGATAGCCGCCGGCAATTGCGCCGCCGACGATGATGGCAATGATTGCCCATGCGATCGCGCCGGCCGCGAAGCGGCCGACGCCCAGGCGGCCGGCGATGAGCGTGATGATGAGGCTCATAGCAGCCGTCCCGCGGCAAAGCCGATGAGCAGGCCGAGACCGAAGATCGCGGCCAGGACGGACTTGCGGCTGCACAGCGCATCCAGCATCAGGTCGGCCCAGAAATCGGGATTGTTGCCGCCGCCGCCCATCAACGTCGCGCCCCGGTCTGGAACGCCTCGATGCTCTTCTTTTCGCCGTGTCGCGCGACGAGGAAGAGCCCGCCGGCGACGCCGGCGATCGCCAGCATCCAGACCCAGCCGGGGACGTCGCCGGCGGCATCCTTGACCGGCTGGATGTAGCCGCTGGCGGCGCCCAGATTGCCTATCACGCCGTCGAAGAAGCTGCCGACCAGGGCGAAGACGCCTGTGAAGAAGGCGCCGATCTTGGTCAGCCAGCTCGTCCTGGCTTCCGGCACCTTTTCACGCACCACATCCGGCGGCGCGTTGGCGCGCTCGGGAGCGATCTCGCGCGGCTTGGCCTTCTGCAGCGCGAGCAGTAGATCGTCGTCGATGCCCTCGCCGGCCGGCAGGGCGTTGTCGGCGCGGAAGGCGCGGATGGCCGTCGCCGTCATCGTGCCGAGCTTGCCATCGACGCCGCCGACCTCGGTATAGCCGAGATCCTTGAGCTGCTGCTGCACGCGCTCGATCGTCGCCTTGTCGAGCGGAGCCGATGTGTCGGCCGGCGCCGCCGCAGGATCCGGAACGGCGACGGCGGAAGCCGAGGCCTTCACCTTGTCGAGCATCGCCTCGACCTTGTCCGGCGCAACCAGGGCCTTGTTCACGCCGTCCCCGGCATAGTAGCTCTGGCCGCGCTTCAGCGTGCGCTTGGCCTTGCCCGAGCCCTTCACGGTCGGGGCCAGCACCGGGAAGGAAGCCCATTCCTGCGCCAGGCCAAGGCCGAAGGCCGTGCGCGACTTCGTGCCGGCCATGAACTCGGCGAAGCCGCGTTCCTTCAGCAGCTCGTAGCCGAGCGCCATCTGCATCGGCCCGTCGAGCAGTTCCTTGCCGGTAAGACCGAGCTTCTTCTTCAGGCGGATCAGCGTGGCGCGCATGAACTGGAGGAAGCCGGCGGCCGAGCTGCCGAAAGACTTCGTCCAGCGCGGCCCGGCAGCGATTACCTCGTCGATCGTCATCGAGGTGAGCGGCTTCGCGAGCCTGGCCTGGTTGTTGCCATACACGGTGTCGAAGCCGTGCGGCGCCTCGATGCCGCCGATGAAGGCAAGCAGCATCGCCGCGCCCGAAGGTACGGTTTTGTCCATGGTAAACCTCTTGGTTGTGAAGTGCGCTTAGGGGGTTGAGTTTTGTCGCTTGGAGTGATTTAGCGACTCTGATGCTCGACCAACTGCAAAATAGCGGGATTGTTGTTCTGAATGAGCGCACAGCACCCGCTCAAAACACAGTTCTGATCGTGGGCGTACCCCGATCTGGAACTACTATGATTGCCAAGACGCTCGGCAAGCTTGGCGTTTTCCTTGGGGCCGAACTAGATCATTCAATTTCCGAGGATACTCGGCTCGCGCACGCGCTGGAAAACGCCCCGGCCTCGATGGCGGAGATTATCGAGGCCTACAATGCTGCCCATGATGTTTGGGCATTCAAGCGGCCGACCGCCTACCAGACGATCGACTCGACACTGTTCCGCAACCCCCGCTTTGTCATCTCATTCCGGGATCCTGTGGCCATTGCCAGGAGGGAGGAGTTGTCAATGACCTTCGATTTCCGGGAGCAGTTGGGCCGCGCGACTCGCTGGTCCGCAGATCTGGCCGAATTTGCTCTTCGCCAGAGCGCCCCCGTTATGCTTGTTTCCTATGAAAAGGCGCTCGCTAAGCCTAAGCAGTTTGTGTCGGATCTTGCGCGCTTCGCCGGCATCTCCCCCACGTGGCTGCAGATGCGCGCCGCCCGTGCTTCCATTCGACCGAGCCCCGCTGATTATGTCGCAAACTCGCAGATCAGGTTCCCAAAGACATGACAGATATCGCCGTCGTCATTCCCTATTACAACGGTTCCAAATACATCAGACGCGCCGTTGACAGCGTGCTAAAGCAGACCGTTAAGCCGGCCGAATTTCTAGTGGTCAACGACGGGTCAAAGCCTGACGAAGCGGCATTCCTTCATGACTTGGCGGCAGAGTGCGGATTTACCGTTCTCGACAAGGAAAACGGCGGCCAGGGATCGGCCCGAAATGCCGGCGTGGCGGCCACCAAGTCGCCCTATATTTGCCTATTGGATCAAGACGACTTCTTCCTGCCGAACCACCTCGAAATATTGCGCAAGGCCGTTAGGCAGGATGAACGCTTCGGGTGGGCCTATGCTGATCTCATGGAGGCAGACGGAGAAGGACGGATAGTCCGCAGTTCCATGATCAAGGCGCACACTACCCACCCGAAGGCGGATGTCTTCAAGATGCTATCGGAAGACATGTTCGTGCTCCCATCGGCATCTATCATCAGCAGATTAGCATTTGAGAAAGTAGGAGGTTTCGATCCCCAATTCATGGGCTATGAGGATGATGATCTCTTCCTTCGTATGTTCCGGGCTGGGTTCACCAACACTTTCATCGACAGGCCCGTCACCGTCTGGTGCATTAACCCGGAAAGCACATCCTACAGCATCCGCATGAGCCGCAGCCGGTGGCGCTTCTTGAAAAAGGTCTACGCCGATTTCCCGAGCGACCCGATACGCAGCCGCTATGTGATGCGCGACCTACTCATACCCCGCTTCAATCGGGCAATTGTCGGCGAGGCTTTCCAGGCTGTTGTTAGGCCTAATAGCTACAGGGGCCGAACCCTGGCGCCTCATGCCGACGAGCTTCTGTCGATCCTCCAAGAGTACAAGAAGCTGGTTCTTGCTGAGGAATGGGTCAACTGGCGCACCAAGTTGCGAATATCCTTGCAGGCCGTTCTGATTTCAACCAGGTCTCGCCTTTTAAATGAAGCCGCTCTATTTTGTGCCTTCATTTATCGAACGATCCGAGGAATGCTACGATGACCTTGCTTTTCATGGCCTTCATGATAGGTGCCCTTGTCGGTACAATTTTCCCGGCCATTCGCTTGGATCCATCGTTCTTCGCATACTTTGCCAAGAAGACCGAGGCCGATCCAAATCCGTGGGACGAGCGGTTCTGGTAACGCTACTTTAGCACCGTTGCTTTCAACGTCCCGCTAGCGATGTCCAGAGTGCCACCACTTTCATTTTGAAAGCGGACCGACACCGTATTGACGGCACTGACCCACGCCGTGACGGTGATGCCGGACGTGTCAAGCGAGAACGAAGCGAGCGCCACATCCCCCAGAGCTGCACCAGTGACCGTGACGGTTGTTGTGGCGCCGGCACCATCTGCCAGGCTGGGTGGATCATAGGTTGCGGTGCCCGTTAGTGAATAGAGCAAAGGTGCGTCGTTCTGGTAAATGCGGCCGGCCGCATTGAGAGTACCTGCCCCTTTGTCGCCGTTGGTCGGGTTCCCTAAGATGAGGCCTTGCCAAAGCGTCATGCGATTGGCGAGCGCACCGCCAACGATTGTGTCGAACAGCCATCGCAAATTGTAATTCGTACCTGTAGCAGCGACGGTGGGCATGTCGAAGCGGATGCGTCCACCAAGGATTTCGGCCAGCGCGTCATTCTGGAAAAAGGCATCAATGCTCATACCCCCGTCGTTCGGAGCCGGCGACGGCGACCGACGACGAAGCGATATGGCTTGTGCGTGCGATGATCCACCATCAGTGCTGACAATATTGATCATCGGCTTTGTGGGGCTTGCCGTCTGCCACCATTCTGGCGACAAAGTGCCTTCCACATTGTTCCTAACGACGTTGCCAGTGCCGTTGTCGGTTACGGTGCATTGTGCGTTTCCGACCTGATGATGGATGCGGTTGTAAAAGCTGCCGGCCTGCAACGAGATCACGCCGCTTATGTAGCCGAATTGCATAAAATTATAGGAAGACCACACCACGACGTTGCCCCCGCCGGTGTCAGCGTCAGCGGCGGCAACAAAGAACAGGTTGTTGTTGGTATTGCCATCGCCCGATTTACCAAGAACGATGTTGTTCCAATTGCCGAATGAATTCTGGATGTGGACCTCGTTGACCTGAAACGCGCCATCGGCCGCGCCGTGGCTTTCGGCTAGAAAACCGACGCCGCAGTAAGCGGTCTCGCCGAGCTCAACCCAATTGTCCTGGATGTGTTGGCCTGTGAAGATGTTGTTCGATGCGTTGGCATATATGCCTGCATAGGTGAATGCGATGGCAAACTCGACGCGAATTCGCGAGAACTGCACGTCGCGCAGCTCGACGCCGATCGATCCGGCAGTATTGATTCCGGTCGGCGCTGATGCGTTTCCGTTCACGGCACGCAAGACCGACAGATCAATATCGTATTGCGTGTTGCCTCTGGAAGTGTGGAGCGAAGCTCCGACAATGAGAGCAGCGCCAGCAGTCGGCGTATAGAAGATTTCCCCCTCGATCTTGAGCCTCACCGGTACGTCGAGCTGGAGAGAAGAGCCAAACTTGTAGCGATAGCCAGGCGGCCCCCACACGAAGCCGCACGGCCCCTCTGTGGTTGCCACGCCAATGGCCTTCGCGACAGCGTATGCTCCCGCAAAGGCAGGCTGATCATCATTTGAATTGTCGCCCAGGGCTCCGAACCAGAGGACATTCATGATGCCATCGTGGCGACGCTTGTAGACATAGAGCGGGTTGGCGGTCGAAACTACATAGACGCCCTCTCTGGTGTCCGCGGTGACGGCGGCTTGTTCGTTCGCAGATAGCGACGAGATCAGCAAGCTGTCGAAGATACCCTTGCGCAACCCCTCGCCGAGCAACGCGGTCGCGTCCTTAGTCGGGTCAAGAGCCTTCATCGCCGACCTTGTGGCGACGTAGGGCATCACATCGATCGCATCGCGTAATCCCATCGCGCTGACTACACCAGTCAGTCCAGCGACAGAAGCGACGCCCCCCACGTCGCCAGACCGATTGAAAATGAGCGAATAGTTGTCGCCGTCGACGAGCACACCGGATCCGCCGACATAGACAAGCGTCAGCTTCCGGTATCCGGTGCCGTCGACGACAGAGCCTGTCACATTGAAGACGTGAACCACGCTGGAATTATCGATGCCGCGCAGAGTGAGAGAGCCACGAACAGCGTTCGTGCTATCGTCCCAACTATCGACAATGCTGCTGATCGTGAGACCGGTTGCATCGACATTGTCGACATATGCAGCTGTTGCGACACCAACCGCCGCATTGAGCCGGAAAACGCCCAAGCCAGGGTCCGCATCTGCTGTTGAGGACGAGAAAATAAATGGAAGGCCGGAGCCGGCATGAAGCGATTCCAGGTAGGCGCCCCAGAGGCGGATTTTCGCCTTGTTCGGTTTGTTAGCCCCGCTGGCGGGAACGCCATCCGTCACAAAGTCACGCCAGATCGTATTGGCAAGCTCGATCATGCCAAATCTCCAAAGCTATCGATTGTCAGTTGATTGGCCGCCAGAGCGGCTCTGGTTCAGGTAACGGTCACCGAGCCGGTGGCCACGCTGGCCGATTCGACGCCGGATGCGTTGGCGGCCTTGATCCAGTAGTAGTACGTGCCCGCCGCCAAGCCGCCGTCCACGTAGCTATCCGCCGTCGACGGCGGACCGTACTCGGTGCGGACAAGCGCCGCGGAGCCCTCGGTATTCACCGTGTTGCGGCGGATATTGGCAGCGGTGTAATTGGCGCTGTTCGGTGCCGTCCAGTTAAGCGTCACCTGGCCAGTGCCGCCGGTCTTGCTAACCGAGGTGACCACGCCTGGCGCGGTAGGGTCGGCAACCGGCGTCACCTTCAAGCTTGGCGACGTCCAGGCACCTTCGCGCCCAGTCAGCGTAACGAAGCGCACTTGCGCTTCGTATTGCACACCATCTGACAGCGCCTGCGTATTTGCAGACGTTGCATCATCGGCGATCGGTACAACCAGCCAATCGGTGGCTCCAACCTTACGGTATTGCCCCTGGATCTTCAGAGCATCAGAAGGCGAGGCATCGAAGGCCAACACTCCGTAAGGGACCTGTTGGCTACCGACGGTAATGCGCGACACTCCGAAGGAGAAGCCGGTCGGCAGGGGTATGGTTTTGTCGACCGTCGTCTCTTCCGAGATCGGCGCGGTGCCCTCCTCGGCGGCGGCATCCCAATCATAGGCTTGCGACGGCATCGACTGCACCTGAAGCGATACGCCGGTCAGGATCCCGCCATCGGCGATGTTGAAGCGAAAGTCCTGGACTTCAAAGACTTCGTCGATGCCGAACAGCGGATAGGTGAGCCGTACGAAGCGTTTCCCGAACGCCGCCAGACCGCGCAGATTGCACTGGAAGACGCCCACCCATGATGGATTGGCGCGATAGGCGGCGAGCTTCATGAGGCGCCGGCACTGCCCATGCGACGGGGCCATATTGAAGGGCGTGTCCTGCGGGATCTCGCCGCGTAGCGCGACGTCATCCTCGTCGATCCATTGGTCGGCGTCGGTAGACTGGTAGTCGTGGAACGGCGAGGTGAAGGTCGCGCGAATGATGTTGGCCGTGGTCAGCACGTCGCGCCCGCGCGCTACCTCGGAAAACCCCGTAATCGCGTCGGCGTCAAGAATGACGGTCGGCTCTTCCCAAGTGCCGATATCCAGCGTGAGGCCCCCATCCGAGGTCGGCACAAGCCGACCGTCGCAAGCTGCCGTCATGCGCGACAACACGTCGGCCGGCCGCTCGCTTAGTTGGTACGATCCCCAGAGGCGATAGCGCTTTTCCGTTCCGCCGGCTTTCAGCGGGACTGCCTCGGCGGCGCGGTTGTAAGCAGCAAGCCATCCCGCCGCGGCGATAGGCGTGTCGACGATGCTTGCAGGCAGACGCATGCCGTCTGCATGGAGCATGTAGTCGCGGATAATGTCGGCGGCGTTCTCGGACCAGATGTCGGTGCCGGTGCCGAGATTGTGGACGATCGATCCCCGCGCGACCACTCGGTAAAGCGTATTGGAGAGGTTCGGGAATACTTCCGTGATCTTGTCCGACGCCACCGACGCCTGGACCGCATAGAGAGAGGAGATTCCGTCTCCCCGGTGATTGGAATCCCACTCGGGAAAATTGCCCGTGAGATCGCTATAGGCCGTTTCAGTGGGCAGGCCGAGACGGGAACGGATGAACGCCTTGCCGTTGTATGGCGCCGATGTAACAGTGACGCCGCTTAGGGTCGCCAGATTGTCGTCGATCCAATACTCCTCGATCGCATCGAGCCGGCCGGTCCCAAGGGCAATGACCTTGAACAGCAGGCCTCTCTTGTTCTCGACGAATACCCACGGACCGGAGGCCTTGACCCGCCCATAGTGCCGCACGCGCGGCGCAACGGGGTTCTTGACCGAGGTCTGCACATCCTGCGGCTTCGGCGGGTCAGGCCTGAAAAGCGAGCTGGCGAGATAAGAAAGGCCGATGGCGACGCCGATCTGGACGGCACCGACGATGGCGCCGACGGCGATGCCGAGAGCCGCGCCGCTGACGCCAACCGATGTGAGTGCCAACAAAACAAGGCTTTCCAAACCCATGCGCGCTCGCGCAAAGATCGACCTCTGGTCTGTCGGGTCCAGATTGTTCCCGATGTAGCTCATACCGACCAAGCCTTCCAGAATCTGTCGATCGGCACGGCAAGCGCACCAGTCTCATGCCGCGAAAACCAGCAGTCGCCGGCATGGATGGCAGGACAGATCAAGCCCTTGTCCGGAAACACTAGGCCGACATCACCGACGATCGGCATGGTCGTCTTTTTGAATCCTCCTGCGCGCGCAGCGCGATTGACCATGACAACGAACATCTGCGGCACGACCATCCATTCGGCCGCGTCCTGCGCATTGCGCAGCTGCCTGCCGAAGGCGTTAACCGGCGAGACACCTGATAGAAACCTGACCCAGCGGTCGATCGTGCCGCCGCAGTCGGTGACGCCCTTCTCATAAGGGCGCTGCATCTCGGCGGTGATGTAGTCACGCACCGCTCGCAATCGTTCCGCCTTGGTCACGTCGCGCCTCAATAGTCAGGATAGGTGACGGTCTTCATCAGGATCGAGCTGACGAAGCCGAAGAACTTGTCGCCGGGCGAGCGCGCCTGCTGGTCGCGGTCGGTGTAGCGCCCATAGGGCGGGCGCGATCGATTGAAGAAGGCATTCTCAGCAACGATGGCAATCGACTGGATCGCGCCTTGATCATCCTGCATTTCGGTCCGGCCGACCTTGGGCGGCTGCATGAACCCCCAGAAGATCGGAATTGGATTGCCAACCGTCTGCCATTCGGAATCGAAGAGCTGCAGGTAGACCGTCATCAACTGCTGGTCGATGAGCGGCGTATCCTCCAAGGCCTTCGCCAGGAAACCGAGCGCCTGGTCGGGCAGACCGTCGACCGAGACGGTGACGCTGTCGCTCGCGCCGCTGCCAGAAAGCCCAAGCCCTTCGATCTGTGCGGCGCCATACATCGGCAGATAGGTGTTGCCGTTTACCGTAAGCTTGGTGTTGCCGTTCCAGGCATATTCCGGACCGGAGGCGAAGTCGAACTTGACCAGGATGCTGACATAGACCCGGCCCGCCGTAAGCAGCGCCAATTGCTCGGCAGTGAAGAAATCAGCCGACATCAGACGTCCTCTACGAACTGGACGGTCGGGGTGCCGAAGCGGCGCAGGCTCAACTGCAGGTCCATGCTGTCGTCGCTTGCGAGCCGCATGCGGCAGACCGGATCGTCGAATTCCAGCCGGTCGCCGGACAGCACAGGCTCGCGTAGCGGCGGCCGGAAAGTCATGGTGCCGGTTTTCTGATCGAAGGTCCGGATCCTATAGAGCCGTTCGCCGAGCGAGAAATGCTGACCCGGCTGTATGGCGCCTGCGTAGCCGACCGTCACTGTCATCGTGGTCGCACGCAGCGCCGCCGGCGCCGCCGCGACGACGTCGATGACTTCGCCGACATAGCCGGTTCCATCGTCGAACAAGGCATCGTCGCTATGTGGAACCTGGTCGTAGAGCCCAGCGGCAACCGCGCCGTCTGGGACCGGCTGATAACCGCGGCAGAGAGGGACGAGGATCGAGCCCAAGCGCCCCTCGAGGAGCGTGCTGATGGCCCGGTGCGCCAGCACGGCATTGCGATTGTTGACGACGATCGAGCTATAGGTCGCCTTCCAGATGCCGGCATCGCTCGACACGACCTGTGTCGCGCCATTGACGGATGCCGGCCCGGCAAGCGAGCGCGGCGCAAGATCGAAGGCGACGTCCCGCGGAACCAGGACCTCGCACGGCCAACGGATGGTCATGGAAGCCCCTTACAAAGACCGGCTTTGCGCTTCGGCGAGATAGCCCGGCATGCCGTTGCGGACCGCCTTGGTGCTGCGCTGCACGGCAACATCGACGATCGTTCCGGAATGCGTCTTGATGCGCTGGTCGGCGATGTCGGACATGCGCCCGCTGTCATCCTGAAGCACGACGCGCACGGTATCGCTGGAGCCGCCGGCGCGCGCGCCGCGCGGCAGCACCACTTCGCCTTTCTGCAGGATAGCCGGCACCTCGCCGGGCTGAAGGCCTCCGGCCACGCCGCCGCCATGCATACGCCTGGCGCCGGCGAACGTGGATGCCGCGACGGCGCGACCATGGCCATAGCCGTCCACGCCGGCCACGCCGCCGGAATGCAGGATGCCGGGGATAAGGAGACCGCCGAGCAGGCCACCACCGCCGCCAAAGAGGCCACTGAACAGTCCGCCGCCGCCTGAAGGGAAGAGAGCGTTCAACGCCATGTCTTCCAGCTTGTCGGCTATCTTGTTCAGTACGTTGGCGAAGATCTCGCCGGCATCCTTGCCCGCGCGCAGATCGTCGATGATGCCGCCGAGCACGCCACGGCCGAAGTCGTTCAACTCGCGCTGCTGGTCGAGGATCTTCTGCTGGCTGGCCTTGAAGGCATCGGCGCTGGAAGATGCCTTGGCATAGTTGCCGGCGAGTTCGTCTATCTTGGCCGCAAGCTCTGGCGTCACCTCCACGCCAGCTTTGGCGGCGTCGTTGAGGAGTTGCTGCTTGATCTTGGCCTTGTCGAGCGCGAAGCCGTAATCGTTCACCAGCGGGTTTAGGCCGGCCTGCGCTTGCGCCTCGGCGTTGAGCAGATCGATACGGCGCTGGATGTCATCCATGCTGCCCTGGAAGATGTCGCTCGGCGTCTTTGCCGAACTACCGACGCTGGCGCCGGCCCGCCGCTGCGCATAGGCGATGGCATCGTCGACCGTGCGACCGCCGCCGAGGATGGTCGGGTTGGCCTTGATTGACGCCTGCGAGATCAGCCCGGCGAGCGGCGTGCCAGGCGCGGCATTAAGCACCTTGGCAGCGTCGCCGGCGCCAAGGAAGTGTGCGAGCTGCAGCGCCGCCTCGTCGACATGCACGCCAGCATCCTGCAACACCTTGGCGTTCTCGGCGGCATATTTGCGGATCAGGTCGTAAGAGACATCCGCATTGTCGCGCAGCGCCAGGATGGCGTCGCGGGACATGCTGTCTGCCTGTTGCGGGTAGTATTTCTTAAACAGGTTGAGCCAGGTGCTCTCGATGAACTGGCCGACGCCCGACGCGCTCGAATTCGGATTATCGCCTCGGCCTTCGGCACGATCGACGCGCCGCACGAACGCGTCGATCGCTGAATTCAGGCTGTTGATCGACTGGCCGACATCCTCGAAGGACGGACGCTGATCCGGCGTAGGGGCGGAGGCTGGAAGGTGGATGCCTTGCGGGTTGGTAAACGCGCCGGGCGGCCCGTTGAAGCCGCGAAACCGTTCCGCGTTCAACGCCTCATCCTGCGCCTTGCGCGCCTCGTCGGCCTGTTTGGCGACAGCGGCGAAGCCGTCGGCGATTTCGTGGACCTTGCGGGCGAAGGCATCGGCCGCCGGTACGCCACGGTTGAAATAGGCCGTCGATAGCGCTTCCAGCAGCGCCTTGTTCTCCTTGGTCGAATCCTTGCCCTCCTCCACCGCCTTCTGCAGCGCAGTGAACGCGCGCTGGACGGCGACGATTTCCTCATTCGGCGCGCCGGCAAGCCGAAGCTGGCTCACCAGGTCGGCGATATCGACGGTCAGGGTTTTGACCGTTTCCCGGGCTTCCTTAAACTGCTCGTCGATCGTCAGTTGCGTGGCCTGCCGGATCTCGCCTTCTTCAAGCGCGCGCTTGCGCTCGTCGGCATAAGCCTTGACGGCAGGCAGGGCATCGCCCCATTTCTGCGCGACCCTGTCGAGCAGCTCGGCTTCCTGTTTCAGCGTCTCGGCGCTCTTGTCGCCACCGCTCACAACCTCCGAGAAATATTCGACGGCGTAGCCGACGAGAGCGATTGTGGCGATGGTCGCGAGGGACACTGGGTTGATCAGCGACGTGAAGGCACCGCCAAGCGCCTTGACAGCGCCGGCGGCACCAGCCTGGCCAAGCACCTGGTTGATCTGGGTGCCCTGCTGCAGTGCGATCGTGAGCGGCGAGGCTCCCCCCTTCAGCTGCACGGCGATGTCCTGCAGCTGTGCGCCGAGGTTCGCCGTCTGGAAGGACGATGCCTTCATGGCGGTCTGGATGTCCTTGGCGCCGCCCTGGATGACCCGGAACGACTGCCTGGCGCGCGTCGCGGTATTGTCGAAGGCGCCGGCCGTGCGGTTGCCGAGATCGTCGAACTGCTGCTGGATGGCCGTCGTCGTCGCGCGCGTGTCCCCGGTCAGGCGTTGCAGCGCGCGCTGTATCTGCTTCGTGTCGGCAGAGATCGACAGGATTAGGTCTTCGGTATCGCCGGCCATTTGATCGCTATTCCCTGATCCAGTCCCAGAGTTCGTCGACTTCCTTGGACGTGAGGGCCTTGTCCCCGTCCGGATCGTTGGCCTTCTGCCAGCCTTCGAGCGCGGCGAGGTATTGCCACATGCTCATTCGGCGGACTTCTTGCGGGGTGAAGCCGAGGACGGCTCCGTTGCCATAGATGGCTCCGAACCGGAACTTTCCGTTTGGGAGTTCATCGGATCGCTCTGATCCGGAGCCTCTGATTTTTTTCCGACGTCCTCCTCTGGCGCGCCGGCTACCGCCGCGCCGAGGACGAGCTGCGCAAGCACGAGATTTTCCAGCGGCGGCCGGTCCTGCACATAGGCACGGACCAGCTTCAGCGCCTTGACGGGTTCCGCTCCGCCGCCGATCAGGCCAAGGCGGATGACGTTGGAAATGTCGCCCATGCGCCAGCGGCCGGACACAAGCCGGTCGAGCACCACATAGGGACCGGCGTCACAGGCCTCCTGAAGCTGCTCCAACTCGCCCCAGCCCATGCGGAAGACGTAGTCGTCATTTGCGAAGGTCTGGGTGGTCGAGGCGTCTCGGCTCACGAAACCACCCGAGTCATGGCGCCGTCGGACTGCAGCGACACGTTCGCGGTGACGCGCTGCGCGTTCGGCGCCGTGGCCGCGAAAGTCTCGACATGCATCGAGCCGGTCCAGGTGATAGTCTTGGTCGGGAACTCCCAGATGACCTTCACGTGGACCGAATCGACGCTCTCCCAAGCGTTGAGCCAGGTTTCGACCGACTCGGAGGCGAGCACACCCTCGCCGCTGATCGCCATCGACAGCGAGGTCGCATCGCGGCCGAGCCAGTCGACCTTGTCGGGATCGTCGCAGTCGGGAAGCTGGAACTCGTTGAGGGCCTTTGTCAGCGTGACCGAGCGGGACGTGAAGCCGCAGGGAACGGCGAAATTTTCTACCGGGGTCGCGCCGTCGCCGAGCATGACCTTGACCTTGCCGCCCTTGATTGTCGTGGGGGATGCCATCGTATCGTCTCCATGTGGGTTGATCGGCGCGGCATGGATGCCGGCAGGCGCGCCACCTGCCTGTTAAAAGTCGGATACCCTGTTCACGGTTGTTCCGCGAAAGCCTCGAAGCTCATGCGAGCCCGGTTCGTCAGTCCGTCCGGGTCGCGCGAAAAGACTGTCTGCCGGTGCTGCAGATAGACCAGCGCGTTGTCGGCAAGGATCAGTTCCGGCTCGAGAATGCCTATCCGGACCGCGTCGCTGATCTTTTCCGCCTCGGGGAGCCCGACAGCGCGCGACCACACGTTGATGTCGAAGGCGATGTTGAAGCCTTTGATGCAATCGGCATCGTCTGAAAGTTCATCGAACGGGCCGATCGTCACATAGGGAAAGGTCGGTTTGTCGGGAACGGTGTCGTAGACCCGCTGCCCGATGAGCGACGTTACTCCGACCACGCCTTTCAGCCGCGCCACGATCGCGCCCTGCAGTTCGAGGCTTGGCGATGTCATCTAGACCTCTCGATAGCTTCGATCAGCTCTTCATTCTGGTCCATCAGACGCTGTTCGTCGGCCTTTGCCTTGCGAACGGCTCTATTGACGGCGCCGGCGATGCGGCGGCGGAGCCGCTTGCGATACGCCCGGTAGGTCGGGAAGATATGGGGGCGTGGCGCCATCTTGACTGTGCCGAATTCGAGGAATCGCCAGATAAATTCCGCGAATATTCCGGTCGCGTTCGGATCCTTGGTCGCGTTCAGCGCGTTGCCAGTCGACATCGTCTTGACCTTGCCGCCGACCCGCCGTTCTCCCGGTCGGTTGGCGAGGCGATCCGCCTGGATGGTATCGGCGTAATGCCCGGTATCACGCGGCGCGCGCGGCCGGATCCTGTTGGCAAGTTCCTTCGCGCCCTCGAGCTGTTCTACGGCAACTTCCTTTTCGACATTCGGAAGCAGCTGATTGAGACGCCGATAGAGCGCTTCACGCCCCATCCACTTGGCCTGTGTTCTCATGCCGCCACGCCTGATTGCACTGTGAGATAGACCCACGCTGGATCGGTGATGATGTCGACGGCGATGACCGCGTAGACCGTGCCGGTTCTAACATCACGCATTTGCCAATCGGTCGTCAGGCGGCGAGACTGCGAGGACGAGCGCACATAGACGCCGAACGTGTTGCGGCCCTCGAGGCGCGCCGCCAGAACGGCTTCGGAGCCGCCTCTGCTGCGGAAATCGGCGCGGCACTGGAAGCGTTCCTCGAAATCGCCGGCGACGGTGTTGCCGTAGCCGTCGTCGATCTCGGAACGCGCATCGAAGGCGACGCGCTCGCGCAATGAGCCGGCGTCAGGCCTGGCCATCGTCGGCACCCTTGCGCGGCTTGGAGCATTTCACCGCCTTGTCCGCCGAAAGCGCGGCATCCGCGCAGGCGCGCGTGACGTTCTGCTCCATCCCCGCCTTGTAGGCGATGACGGATTGCGGCGTCGGCTTCCAGTCGAAGTCGGCGGTGAAGCGGACCCACATGTCAGTTCGACACGCCCGTGTAGCGGATGTCGAGCGCCAGCACGCTCGCCGACGATGCCAGACCGATCAGACAGACATATTCGCCCGCCCCGATGTCGGCGACCGGGCAGATGCCGCCGGGCGTATCCGACAGGTAATAGGCGAGGCCCGGCGTCAGGGCCGCGCCAATCGTGATGTCGCCGCTCTTCTGGAACTTGATCGGCTGATCGAGCGCGCCGCCATTGAGCGCGATGCCGATTGGGGTACGGATCTCGGCGCTGGCGCCGTTCGAATCCGCCTTCATGAGCTTCTTCGTGGTGCTGGAGCGATAAACCGCCTGCCCGGCGGTGATCGCCTCGCCGGCGGCGCCGGTTTCGGTTTCGGCATTCGCGCCAGCGACAACGCTGGCAGCGGTGATGACAAGGTCGGCCATGGGAGAGTTCTCCGGTTTGAGAGAGGTGAGCGGCTATAGGCCCGGCTTTTTGAAGGGCCAGATCAGAGCCTCGTAACCGAGCGGTAGGAAGTTCGAGACCGCGTCGACGGTGACCGCCTCGCGGTTCTGGTAGAGGTGAGCGACATGCATCCGGATCGCCGCCTTCAACGCCGCCGGCACATCTTCCGGCGCGCTGCCGGCGACATAGAAGACTGACACCGCATCGGGGCGGGAGTAGACCTGCGGCCATGCTGCGCCAGGTGCGATCGCGACATATGCGCCGACGCTGTCGACAAGCATCCGATAGGTCGGGCCGGGAAGCGTCTGCTCGGCGTTATCGGCGTCCCAATACTCAACGATCAGGCCTTCACTCTGCGCGCGTCCCTTGACCAGGCGCAGGCATTTGAAGCTGTCGAAATCCTGCCGCCAGGTCTGGGTCACCAGAGCGATATCGAGAACCTTTTCCAAATGCGCTGTGGCCGCATCGAGGAACGCTTCCAGAAGCACGTCGTCATCGTCGAAATCGACGCGGCAATACAGCTTCACATCGTCGAGCGAGACGGGCGTGTCTTCCGGATCCTCGATGCGGACAGGTGCGAGCATGATCAGTCGACCAACACGTGAACGGTGCCGGACTTGGCGTTGCCGCCAGCCGCGACGACGATCTTCACACGATCGTTGGCGACACCGATCTTGTCCTGCACGGCGGTGCCGCCAGCGGCAAAGAGAGCCGCGGCGCCGGCCTGCGAATGAGTAGGCGCGCGCGGATAGCGCACCGCGGACGCGTTCACATTGGCTTCCGCCCAGATGCTCTCGCCCGTCGCTTCCGACGTGACGGTGAAGCCGACGCCGTTGGCAAAATCGGTCTTCACATACTGGATGCTGTGAATCTTGCCGGACAGCCGCGGCGTGTACGCCGTGGCGCTGCCGTCGGCAGCAGTGGTGATGGCTACCTTGTAGCGACGCATGGTGTTTTCCTCTCGGGAGTTGCGGCGGCCTTGGGAGAAGGCGCCTGGTGCCGACGGAGCTATTTCCGCCGTTTCGCGGCCTTGTTCGCGGGCGCAGCGCCCTCGGCCTTGTTCTTCGGCGCCGGCTCGGCCTTCTCAGCCTTCACCGGGCCAATCAGTTCCAGCGTCTTGCCCTCGAGGTGGCCAAGCTCGGCCCGGGTGCCCTCGCGGGTGTCCCCTTCCTTGTAGACGCGGTCGCCTTCATGGCCCCGCAGGACTTTCCATTGCAGCTTTTCAGTCATTGCGACCTCCTTCGGTTGATAGAGCGGGCGGCTGACGCCGCCCGCCTTGATCAGCCGAACTCAGGCCGCGAGCGCGGTGTCGAAATCACCGTAGATGAAGGATTCCGGACGATAGACGGCGAGCGCGACGCGCTCTTCGCCAAGGATCGTGATGAGGTTCTTGGTGAAGTCGTCGTTCTCGAAACCAGCCTCGACACGCGCATCCCAACGGTCGAAAATCTGCGCGCCGAGCTTGAACGCACCGGTCAGGAATTTGCGAACCGTCATCGACTGCGTCTGCACGACCGGCAGGCCCCACAAGGTAGGCGTGATCGAGCCCTGCGGATTGCCGATGATGTACCGGCCGATATCGTCCTTCTGGGTCTCGATATAAGTCCAGTCGATCGGGTTGAGGACATGGCCGGTGGCCGGGTACTCAGCCAGCGCCGCCTGCAACATCGCCAAGCGAAGCACATCGATCATCGTTATGTCCGCCAGTGAAATCGGCGCCGCATATGCGGTCGCCTGCGGGATGATGCCGTTGAGATTCTGGCCGGTGCCGTCACCGTTCAAAATCTGGGACTCTTCCTTGTAGGCAAGACCATAGATCAGACGCTGGTCGATCATGGAACGGAGCTGCGAGATGTCTTCGAGCACCTGGCGCGAGGCCTTCATCCAGTGCGCGATGACTTTTGCCGACGTCGTCATCAGATCGAGCTTGATGTCCGAAGACGGCTTGGAGGCGCCTTCCGCCACCATGCCGGCATTGTTGGTGAAGCCCGTTTCCTTGACGTATTCCAGTGTGTTGCCATCCATGCGGCCGGTCGAGATCAGGTCGCGAACGGTCAGGCGGCGCTGTGGGAGCGGCAGAATACCGGGCAGGCGGGTCGGCGCGATGGCGTCGCCAACCGCGCCGGCGGTGTCGGTCGTGGCGGAAGTCAGCGTTGCCTTAATGCGCAGGTCGGTCTTGCCCTTGCTGGGCGAGCTGCCGAGCCAAGACTTCACGCTCTCGGCCTCGACAAACTGCTCGCCGAACGACTTTGCCTTCTGATCGTCCTTCGGACCTTCGCGGGCGATCTTCTGCTCGAGCGTGGTAAGCTGCTCGTTCAGACCGTTCATCTTGGTGAGGGCCTGGTCCGCCTTTTCCTTGGTGGACTTGGTCAGGTCCTCGCCGGCCTTGGCCTTGCCAAGGGCTTCCTCGGCGATGGCCTTGACGTCGTCGAGCGCCTTCTGGAACTTCTCCTTGACCTCCTTCGCCAGTTTCTCGACGTCGACGACGTCGCCACCGGTTCCGTCGTTGGGCTTGTCGAAGAAGATGCGCGGACCGATGGTCGAGGCAGCGAGGCGGGCAATGCCGCCAGCACCGACCGCAGCGAAGGGCGCGAGTCCGGCCAGGGCGGAAGGATCGACGACGCCGAAGGCGGCATGCGCGGATCCGGCGGTGAGAATGCCGAGCGCAGCGATGGTCGCTACCGCCAGCATCGTGGCGATGTTCAGTTTCATAGCAATGTCCTTTGAACAGTTGGTGAGTGATCAGCCGCGCAGGAGCGCCTGCAGGAATGCGGCCGGTTCTTTCGCCTTGCTGCCCTCGGACTCGCTCCGAATGGCCTTCGCATAGCCGACAGAGGCGATCTGTACGGCCATGGCTTTGGGGACGCCTGCCTCGCGCAGGATGTCCTCGAAATCTTTCACGGGCATGGGATCGCCGTCGCGCAGCCGGCGCGCGAATTCATCAATGCGCTCGGACTTGACCGCCTCGATCCGCGCCCGGCGGTTCGCCGGGAAGGTGACCGGGCTGATCTCATAGAGGCTCAGCTTCTTCAGGAGGCGCACAGCCTGTTCCTGGTCGGCTTCCTCTTCCTTGTAGCCGATCGACAGGCCGCCGATGGCCTTGTTCTTGGCGAGCGTGTGAACCTCGCGGGCGCGCTGGATGTCGAGCAGGAAACGGCCCTTGCCCCACAGACCCTTGGCGTCTTCCGCCAGGTCTTCCCAGACGCCAATCGGCTGATAGATGTCGTGGTTCCACAGCATCAGCACATTGCTGCCCTCGCGCTTGTGGCGGGCGAGGCTTTCGACGAAGGCGCCAGGCATCACCTTTTCGCCGTAGGAATCGACGTTGCCGAAGATCGAGCCGTAGCCCTCGAACGTGCCGTCATCCGACAGGTCCTTGACCTGCAGGGCGAAATCCTTCGTCTTCATTTCGGACCTCCGATCAGGTTCTGTTGGTCGGCCGGATCAGCCGTGATGGGGATGTTCTGCATCTGCATACGCGGCACGTCCCCGCCCTCGACCTTCGGCATGTTCTCGCGCATGCGCACCTCGTTGATGGTCATCGCGCCGATCGAGGTCATGTCCTTGTAGAAGGCGGAGCGGCCGGCGCTGTCGGCGCGCAACAGACCTTCAAGGTTGAACTCGATCGAGATGCCGTCCGCCCTGTCTTTCGGCGTCAGCAATTGCTTTTCGAGCGCCTGTTCGATGCGCTTCAACCGGCGGCGCAACGTGAACTTCTGAAGGATCAAGCCCTGTTGCTCGACGCCCGTCGGCCAGCTCGTCGTCTTCGACGTATGGCCGATCATGACCGGCGGCACGCCGAAGAAGCGGCAGATTTCCTCGACCGAGAACGCGCGCGATTCGAGCATCTGCGCGTCTTCCGGCTTGAGCTGGAACTGGACCCACTCGGTACCGCCCTCAAGGATGATCGGCTTGCCGGCATTGTCGGCGCCGATCTTGTCGGCGATCTCGGACCTGGCGATGTCACGCTGGTCCTTGTTCAGCCAATTGGCGAACTTCAGACCGCCTGACGGCCGCAAACCATTGGCGAAGGTTTTCCCGGCTGCCTTGTCGGTCGCACGGGCGAGGGAAAAGGCATGACGGCCGAAATGCAGCGTCGACATGCCGCCGAGCGGATCGCCGCCAGGGCCGCGGATGTGCAGCATCGTCTGGTCGGTCTCGACATATGCACGGCCCTCATAGGACCAGCGATATTCGAGCGTGCCGTTGGTGAGACGGCGAACAGAGACGAGATCGGGACGAACCGGGACCAGCGCAGCGAGAGCGGTCGAGCCTCGGAGCTGCCGGGCGTAGGCATTGCCCCAAAGCTCGATTGATGATGCCATGAAGTCCCAGAAGTCGACGGCGGTCTGATCGAAATTCGGACTGTCGTGCAGCAGCCGATAAAGGGGATGGTCCTTGGCAACTTCACGCGTGCCGTCCGCTAAGGTCCGGTAGACCATCAACGGCAATGACGAGATAGTGCCGGCCAGGAGATTGACGCAGCCCCAGACGGCGGAGAGGGCGAGCGCGTTGCTGCCAGTGACAGGCTCGCCGGCGTCGCCGATCTGTCCGGCCGGATACCAGCCGTCCGGCTGCCTGACGCTGAGCGCCCGAACCACGACATCGGCCATCTTGCGAAAGAGTTTCAAGCCGCACCTGTCAGGGATTTGAAGTAATCATCCATGCCAGCGTCCTCGCCCTTGTCTCTGATGGCGATGCCGATCGCCATGGTCGTGCCGATGATGCCGTCCACCCGCTCGGTCGATTTGTTCTTCGCCGGCTTGATGTTGTCGGCGGCGTCCGTTTCGACAGCGACAACCTGGGCATGGCGGCGCAGCACCGGGTGGCCGCCATGATGGAAGCCATTGCAAAGAACAAGGCGTTCCAGTTCCTTGGCCGGCGGCGACATTGAGGCAAAGCCCTGGCCGAAGAGCACGACCGGCAGGCCTTCCTGTTGGAGCTTCACCGCCGTCTCGGTCGCGTTCCAGCGGTCGATTGCGAGGCCGCCCTGTCCGGCCTCAAGTTCGTGGTTGCCGACATGCGCGATGCGGAATTTCTCGGCATCGCGGTAAATCTGTTCCTGAATGAAGGCGTAATCGACGACGTTGCCCGGTGTAGCGATGATCGCGCCTTCGTTCACCCACTTCTCGTAGGGCAGCTTGTCGCGCTTGGCGTGTTCCTTGATCAGCGCGGCAGGCTTGAAGAACCGCGCCAGCAGCGCCGGCGCCGGAAGCCCTTGCTGGATCGGGAACCACCAGATCAGCGCCGAAAGGTCGACAACCGACGAAAGATCGAGGCCACCGAAACAGCGCTTGTGCGCAAGCTTCGCCTCAAGCTCTTTCCAGCCGACCGGGCCGGCGCAATGGTCCCAGCCGAACTTTTTCCCCTCGTCGTCAACCGCGTCGATCGGCAGCCAGCGGACGGCCTGTTCCGTCCAGAGATTGAGGTGATAGTTCTTGAAGTGGTTTTCGAGACGCGGCAACTGGCGGGCACGGCGCGCATTGGTGCGCATCGTGTCCAACTTCTTCGAGACGCCGAGGTTCGGATTGGCCTTGTGCCAGGTCTCTTCCGATTGCCAATCGTCTTCCGGGTCCGCGGCATAGACGATGACGAGCGTTTCGGGATCCTCAAATGTGCCGTCGAGAATCTTCTGACACTCGTCCCAGACTTCCTCGCCGTAGGTTCCTTTCTTGCCGGCGGTGGAGATCAGGAATTCCAGCGGCTGGCGCCGGGCGTCTTCCGAATCGTGCACGAACTGGTAGAGGTCGCCCGACACCCATTCGTGGATTTCGTCGCCGATCAGTCCCGACGCCGAGAAACCATGCTTGCCTTCGGCCTTGCCCGACAGCGGCTTGAAACCGGCATTGAGCGCCGCGCAATAGATCGACGATTTCAGGCAGACGAGATCATTGCTGAGCGTCTCTGACTTGCCCGCCATCGTGGCGGCTTGGTTGAACACCAGCCGCGCCTGACCTTCATGCGAGGCGATCGAATAGACTTCGCCGCCGAGTTCGCCATCGCCGAGCAGCACTAGGAGCGCGATGCCGGCAGCGAGTTCTGTCTTGCCGTTCTTGCGCGGCACCCAGACATAGACGCGGCGATATCGACGCGTGCCGTCGGGGCGCTTCCAGCCGAAGACGGGCCGGACGATGTCGTTGGCCTGCCAGGGCTCCAGTTCGAACGGGCGTCCTGCCCATTCGCCCTTGGTGAAGCACAGATGCGTCGGAAAGAACGCGACCGCCTTGTCGGCCGCTACCTCATCGAACCAATACTCGCCGGCACACCACGCTTGCCGGTCCTTGCACCACTTCGCATCTGCGCCAACGCCGAGCGGGCGGTTGCGCGGTCCGAGCCGGTGCGCTGCTCGACCTGCCTTGACCGGCATGGCCCTACTGCAGGAATCCTACCGCCGAACCTTTGGCGGCCGGCTTGGCCGGAGCCGGTGAAGCCGGCGTCTTGTCGGCGCCAGTCGCGGCCGGCGCCGAGCCCATGCCGGAGAACAGATCGCCGGTCGATCCCGCGGCGCGAGCTGCGAACAGGCGCTGACGCTCTGCCGGGTTGAGGCCGAAGTTGGCTTCGGCCGTCACAAGCTGACGCTCAAGGTGATAGCCGATGATGAACGACGGATCGGCGCGGCGCACCTTTCCGCTGGCCGTCTCGATCTCGTAAATCTCGCCCATCTCGTCGAGACGCTGCTGCATCTTCAGCCAGCGGGCGAAGTTGCGGCAGTAGCGGCCGAAGGTCTCGGCGTCGATCGGGAACAGCAACTTCATGCCGATGACGCGCGGCGCCAGCCGGTTCCAAACGTCGAGGGCTTCACCCTTCAGCCATGCCGGCGGCTCGACCGTGCCACTGGTCGCGACGGTCTTCGCCTGCTCTTCGGCCGAAGGCTCGACGCCGATAGGACGGCGACCAGACTTCCCCTTCGCAAGCTTGACGCTGGCAGGTTCCGGCTTCGGTCCCCTGCGGCCCATGGTTCAGCTCCAACAAAAAAATAAATCCGAAAACCTGCGCGCAAAAAAACTTTGGGGAGGCGCCGGTCTAGCGGGTGGGGGCTCTGGACTTTCGACCCACCCCCCGGCCCCGCTCGGCGATCTGCTCGCGCTGGCGTTCGCCGTCGTGGTAGGCCTTCGAGACCGTCCGGATGTTGTTCTCATCCCAGAACAGCGCTGGGTCGCCATCGGGTTCGACGATGTGGTCGGCGACCGGACTGTCGTCGGCCGGATACTTGCCCGAGCACAGCACGCCTGTCTCCTGGCATCGGAAGAGATCGCGAACATGAACGCGTTGCTTCAGCTTCTGCCATCGTGCGGTCTTATACCAGGCACGCTGCTCGGTCTGGTCGCGCCGGCTGTCATGCTGGCGCTGCTGCTCCTGACGTGATGGCAGGTAGCTTGGCCGAAAGGTCTTCGGCATATGCGGCATTGTCGGGAATCTTTTCCATTGCGAGGAAGCTGGGTTGCTTCCTCTGGGGCTGATGGCGCGGTCCGCCTTTTCGGCGTGCGACTCTTTCAGCTCGTCCTGGGGCATACTCGCTAATCCAGTTTCGTGACGTTGGCAAGGTCGACGTCGAGCGGCACCGTGCGACCGAACACGCTGGTCTCGACCGTCAGGCGATGCTTGTCCTTCAGCAGCAGCACGACAGTCTCGAAGCCAGCGAACGGTCCGCTGTCGATCGACACCTTGTCGCCTGCCTTCAGCGCGTTGGTCAGCACGGCGATTGCGTCTGGGTCGTTCTCGATACGCGCTTGAAACTTCACGATTTCCTGCTCGCTCACCGGGCTCGGGTTCTCGCATCCACCAATCGGACCAAGGACACCGGCGATGGTGCGAAGCCCTGCCCATGTCACCGGGCAGGACACCACTTTCACGAAGATGTAGCCCGGGAATGACGGCACGCGGACAGGCTCAAGACACTGGTGTCTGCGCCCGCCACGACGCTTCGGCTCGGCTTCCGTGTGCAGCATGACGCGCTCGACATTGGCATCTTCAAGCGACTTATCCACAGCAATGTCGGCTCGATCCTCGACCCGGAGCACGTACCAATGCGCTTCCGGGCCATCCATTCCAGCCGCGGCGAGCAGCGCCTGCTCTCGCCGCCGCAATGCGATTCGCTTGTCGCTCTTCTGCCAGGCGCGGTCGACGTTGATGATCTCACCAGTCGATGGATCGACCCAGGCACGCTCACCGTCACTCAGCCGCTTGGTGCCGATCGCCATCATCTTGCTTTCCTCGCCATGCCTTTTCGAATGCTTCCAGCCCGTCCGGTCCGCCAACCGGGAAGTAGGCCACGCGGCCGGGGTCAGGCAGCCAAGGCCAGCCGCGTTGCTGGAAACAGGCCTTCCAGTCGTTCCACAGCGGCATGTCGACGGGTACGGCGACCATCTGGCCTTTCAGCGCATGGCAGCGCTCGCCGAAGCGATAGCCGCGCCCGGCGCGCGCAAGGCCGAACAGCTTGAACAGATACGGCCAGCGCTCCGCGAAAGCAGTCGCATCAGGATTGGTCGGGCCGTCCAGCATGTGGCCCAGCACAAACGCCATCCACACCGGTCCGAAGGGCGGCGCATAGTCGTCGGCCTCGACAGCCGGCGCAGCCTTTGGCGGCAGCTTCTCCCAGCGCTTCTCGGCGAGGTAGACGGCGAAGGTGCAGATCACTGTCCGGCCGCCGACCTTGGCGCTGGCCACGTAATCGCCCATGCGGTCGGCCGCCACCTCGCGCTCCGCCTCGGTCAGTTTGCGCGCCTCGGCCAGCGCCTTCGGCCCGCTGTCGCTGATGTAGCTCGGCCAGTTCGGATGCGCCTTCTTCAGCCAGCGCTCGATTGCCTTTTCTTCCTCTCGCGTGCGCTCTTTCTCGGATTCGTTCTGGTGGGTCGTTCTAAGAGGGTCGTTCTTAGGTGCCGGTTCTGGACCGGCAGGGGGTGCCGGTTCTGGACCGGCAGGGGGTGCCGATATACCGGCAGGGGTGCCGGCCTGCCGGCAGGGGTCATCCGCGTCGGAATCGGCCTCGCGTACGCTGCCCGGATCGGCGTGCTTCGGATCGAGGATGACGCGATAGACATGCGGGCTGTCGCGCCCGTTCTGCTCTTCCTGCACATAGCGCTCGAGATAGCCGGCCTTGACCAACCGCTCGATCGCCTCGAACACGGTTGCGCGTGCGCAGCCCATCTCGTCGGCCATCTTCACCTGGCTCTTGCGACACCAGCCGAGATCGTCGGTGTGGCGCCCGAGCACGCACAGCACCTGCAGGTCGCGCGGTTTCAGCGCCCTGTCGGTCGCCGCGCGCGCCGGGATGATTGAGAGACGCGGCCCGGTCATACGAACATCCCCACCTGCTCGTCATAGCGCTCGCGTGTCTTCGCCGAGCGGCGATAATCTTCGAACGGCGTCTTTCGCCAGATCATTGGCGAGTTCGCCCAGCGCGCCACATCGCGCAGGAGCTGCTCATTCCAATCAAAACGGGGATGCGGCCTGCGCTGCAACGAATTGAGTTTCATGAATGGCTGAACGTGCGGTTCGCCGCCCCAAGCCATCACTTCGCGGATCCGCTCCATGCAAGCCGCAACAGGTTCGTTCCCGATCAGGACATAGACGCGCTTCTGCCGTGGCGAGACGTCGGACAGCATGCGCATGACGCGCTCTACGAAAGGCCGCTCGGCCATGTCGTCATAAGCAAACCGCCACGGGCCACGATTGATCGCCTTCCAACGGGCGTAGACATCATCGTCAAAGGTGCGCGGCTCGAAACCGCTGTTTGCGTCGAGCAGCGGCACGCCGGCAGCGACATAGCGAGAAACGATGTGATCTTGGTATTCAGCCGGAAGAGCCGAGAGATTGTTATCGCAGAGAACCGGCCGCACCGGGAAATCCGGCAACAGCGTGAACGCTTTGCCTTCCATCTTGGGAACGATGCAGAACCAGCAGCCGACCGGGCAACCGCGACTGGCGATTGTTGCCATCGGGTTGTGACGCGAAACGGCGTCTTCGATCGAGCCGCCCATCTCAGCCACATCCGCAAGAAAATGCTTACGGGTGAAGACGCCGGGACCGCCGACACGCACTTTCAGACCGGCAGCCTTATGCCAGCAAGCGCGCTGATAGGCGTCGTTCAATCGCCACGTGAAGGCGACAGAGATGAAGGCTGTATCGCCCTCAATCCATTCCGCTATACCGCCAGACCAGCGGCCAAGATCATAGCCGCTTTTCATCTCTGCGCCTTCAGCCATGCGGCGAAATCGGCGCGCAGCGCTTTCCACGCTTCGGCCGCCCTGCCATCCGTGTTGAGTTCGTTGCGCGACCGAACGCCAAGGATCGAGCGCACGCGCTGCGCCACGCGATCGTCCGTCAGAGGCCGTTCCAGCCCGTGCCGCTCTTCGAGGTAGACCTTGAAGCGCGCGTCCTGGCATTTCAGCGCGCACTCGGTCGCGAAGTTCTTGTTCGCCGCCGGCTCGCCCGCCGCCTGGTTTGCCGTCGGCGCGCCCTTGAGCTTGCGGAGGGTCTGGAACGAATTGTCCAGCAGCCGCAGCAGAAAGCGCACCATGTCCGGCGCGTCGGTGGCGAACGCCATTTCCTCGTTTGTCGCGCCGGGGTCGAAGCGCGCCAGCACGAACAATTCGCCCATGGCGCCGCGTATCTCGATGAAGGCGCCGCTCTGGTCGTGCACGCGTGTCCAGTCGGCCGGCGCGATCGAGTCGAGCGCGGCCCTGATCTCGCGCAGGCGCTTGGCGTCTGGTGAGAGCGTGTGCGCGTTCACGGCTTTGGCCCCTTTCCGGCGATGGCGCGGATGATGATGGTGCGGTCGCGGCGGAACAGGCGCCCGAGCTTGGCAGGCGACAGGTCGGGGCGTGCCGCATGGGCCTGCCGGATGGCCTCGTACCGGGCCGCGACGAGATCGTTCGAAACACCCGGGCCGAGCATGGCGCTGACGCTGATGCCGTAGCGCTCGGCGACGGCGTTCTGGATTGCGGCGACGCTCGGCAGAACCGGTCCGGTTGAGATTACGATGCGCGCCGTCGCCTCGGCCTCTGCGATGATGGTCGCGGCCTGTATTCTGGCATCGGCCAGCGCTTGCGCGGCCAGTTCACGGTCGGCGGCGGCGGCCGCCAGCATCTGGCGCGCCGCGATGATCAGGCCTTGCGCGCTTTCCGGCCGTGGCTTTTCAATGACCTTTGGCTTGGCGCGCGGTTCCTTGATGCCGGCACGCTGCGCCAACAGCCGCGCGCGCAGCTCGGGCGCGTACATGTCGATGCGTGGCAGGTCCCGGTCGAGTTTGCGCAGCGCCGGCTCAGCCATGGTTGCCGCTCCGCTCGATCACGCCAATCAACGTCGAGGTCGCTCCGGACATCGGCATGGTGCCGCCGAGATTGCCGCGATGCCGTGGCTTCGAAAGCGTCTCGGACAGGATATCGAGATACACTTCGCCCTCGCGGAAGGCGGCGCGGCGGCAATAGGTGACGAAGGTCGTGCGCCAGCGCATGAGCGTGAACACAGGCGCGCCAAGCAGCACGGTGGCGCGCGCCGAATCGTCCTCGGCGTCGCGCATCGCCTTGACATAAGGGTCGAGGCTTTCGGTGGAATGCGTCATCTGGAATTGACCCTCATGCGCGCGATCTGGTCGCGTGTTTCACGTTTGTCAGATGGTGTAACCATGTGATCTAGAATGGTTTTTACCGTCGTTCGGCGGCGCGGGTTGCGCGCCAGATAGCGGTAAGGATCGAGCCCGGCATATTCGCAGAGCAGCAGGTAATTGCCGGCCGACAGCGTCTTGCCGTTGATGGCGCGCGACAGCATCGCCCGGTCTGTTTCCGGCCATTTCTCTTCGGCCACGCGCAGCGAGTAGCCGATCTCATCGAGCCGCTGCTGAAACGCGTCGGCGAATTTGTCGAAGCCGATTTCAGCCATGGCGAACACCTCTCGGGAATTCGCCAAAACGACGTTCGTAACCCTCCACAAGCACGGCATGGCAATCGGAAATGGCGCGTTCGCGCAGAAACCACTCCCGAGCCTTCGAGGCATCGCGCGTGGCATATGAGGCCATCGTTGAGCTTGTCCGGGCCAAGCACGCTTCCAGCACATAGGACAGGCGCACAAGGGCGCCGGCTGGAAGCCGTTCGGCTATGACTCGATAATCGGCAACAGCAAAGCGGGGACCAATTTCAGCCATGCTCCTGCCCTCCATGGGTGAGCACCACGCCGAAGTCCGACGGGAAATGACCGAGCACCGCCCAGAGCCGCGCGCGCGGCTCCGGCGTCGGCAGCCGCCCCATCCAGGCCGAATGCATCTGGTTGACGGTGATCCGCGCCAGCTTGCGCAGCCGGGCCTTTTCACGCTCGGCGGCAGTCTGGAATTTCAGGCGCGGCGTGCGCGCATGCGCGGCGACGCAATGGGCGTAGAGGAAGAGCTGCAGCATGGCGGGCGAGAAGGAGGGAACCGGCATTATTCAGCCGCCTCCAAGCCAAGCATGTCGAACATCGTCGGGATGGCGCGCTTGCGCTCCGCCTCCTGGCAGTAGCGCAGGCCGTCGCGGAAGTAGGTCTCGCTGAGCTCCGAAGCCTGCCCGCGGCGTCCTTTCAGGATGGCGCGGTAGGGCACGGTCATCAGCCCGCCGAACGGGTCGTAGATGATGTCGCCGGCATTGGAGTACCGGTCTATCAGCCGATCGACGATGTCGAACTGCAGCGGGCAGACATGCTTCTCCAGGTTGCGGAAGGCCTGCTCGCCATTCAGCGTGCGCATGCGCACCACATCGTGCCACACGCCCGGATCGCCCGAGCGCGGATCGAGCGTCATGTAGGTTTTGGACAGAGCATCACGGGCCGCCAGTTCCTCACCGAGCTGCACATGCTTTTCGAAATCGTAGATCGCGCCCTCGAACGAGCGCTGGAACAGTTCGCGCAGCGGCTTCGGCCCAAGCCGCACCAGCTCGTCGGTAGTCAGCAGCCGGTCGCCCGACGACGGCCAGAAGGCATGCGCGTCGAGCTGCCAGCGCGCCAGCGTGTAGCCGCTGCCCGGCACCTGCGCGCGCCGGTCGCCGTCTTTCCACCTGGTCGTGCCGCCGTCGGCGGTGCTCACCAGCGGCTTGTCATGCACCACGGGCTCGTCGGCATAGCCGCGCGAGAGGTCGCTCTGCGGCCGGCGGAAGAGCAGCACATATTCCGGACAGCCGACGCCCATCTTGGTGGCGTCCTTCATCATCTCGGAATAGGTCAGGCGGTAGGTCTGGTTGTTTTCCTTCACCACATCGGTGACGACGGTGATCATGCCGATGTACTGAAAACCGTGCTTCAGATAGTGGAAGATCGCTTCGGCATGGAAGGGCGAGACCGTTGGCACGCCTTCGCCGGTCACCGAGCCGAACAGCACGCGGTCCTTCACATGGATGCAGGCGAGCCGGCCGGGCTTCAGGATGCGGAGCAGTTCCGGCGTCAGGAAATCCATCTGCGCCCAGAAATGACCGTTGTCGTCGGTGTGGCCGAAATCGTTGTAGCTCGCCGTGTACTCATAGTGGTTGGCGAACGGGATCGAGGTGATGATCTCGCCGATCGACGCATCGGCCGTGCGCCGTGCTTCTAGAACCGCGTCATTGTGAGCGATGCAGAAGTTCTCGCCGCGCTCCTCGCGCCGTGCCACGCCGATCGAGCGCTGCAGCACGTCGTCCAGCGGCAGGCCGTCGAGCCCATAGCGGCGGATGATCTCGGCCATGCGCGCCATCAGCCGCTCATGCTCGGCCCATTTGCCTTCGAGGTTGCGACGCACCTCGCGCTCGGCTTCCGAATAGATGATGTCGATGCGGCATTCGCTCGTTTGGCCGAAGCGCACGATGCGGTGCACCGCCTGGATGAAGTCGTGGAACTTGAAGCCGATCCCGACGAAGATCGCCCAATGGCAATGCTTCTGGAAATTGTTGCCGGCGCCTGACATCTCCGGCTTGGTCGCAAGGTGCCGGAACTTGCCGTTCTTGAAGCCGACCGCGTTCTCCTCATTGGCGTCGATCGATTGCGAGCCGTAGATCGAGCGCACGCCCGGCACCGCCGCCTCGATCGCGCGCCGCTCATCCTCGAGGTCGTGCCAGAGCACGCTATGCGCTTCAGGATCCTGCGCGATCAGCTCCGACATCTTGGCGATGCGCGCGGGCAGGCTGTCGCGCTTGGCGGCACTCGCCTGCGTCACGCCAAGCGCCGTGTTGCGGATAAGCAGCCCCTGTCCGTCGCGGTCATAGCCGGCCGTCGAATGGTCGATCGGCACCTCGTGCCAGTTCACCGTCATCGCCGGCAGCACATAGCCGTCGTCGGGAAAGCCGAGGTCGGCCGGCGATTGCAGGAACACGGCCCAGCTGTGCACCCACAGCCAGAACTCGTCTTCCTTGTGCGGGAACAACGTCAGGTCGCCGGCCGATTCCGAGTTGCGCTGGAAGAAGCGTGTCAGCGCCTGGCCGGTATCCATCACGCCGAGGAAGCCGGCATAGTGGATCAGCTCCTTGGTGCGGTTCGGCGACGGCGTCGCGGTGGCGACGAACTTGAAGCGCACCGGCTGGAAAAGCGGCAGGAAGGTCTGGAAGGTCTTGGTGCCGTAGCCGCGCAGCACCGCCGCCTCGTCGAGCGAGGCTGCGACGAAACGAGAGGCGTCGACCTTGCCGGCTAGGATGCTCTCGTAATTGGTCAGGTAGATCGTATCTTCGCCATCTATCTCGGCATCAGAGCGTATGAACTTCAGCGTTACGCCGTACTCGCCCTGGAAGCGCTCCTTCGCCTCGTCGAAGAACTCATGCCGGACGCCGAGCGGGATCACGATCAGGCGCAAGCCGGGCACGAACTTCCCGACCAGCCGCATCAGCTCGATCTGCATGAAAGTCTTGTGCAGACCGAACGATGCGAAGATCGCGCGGCTGCCGCCCTTCAGCGCCCAGCGCACGATGGCGCGGCAATGCGGCGCGCCGGCCGGGTTGATCTCCTCCGGCTCGACATCGAACCCGTCCGCCTTGGCGAGCTGCATCTTGCGGCGCAGGAAATCGAGATACGGATCCTGATCGACCTGAAGGATCGCGTTCATGCTGCCACCATTTCGGATTCGTTGCCCCAACGGTCCCAGCCGGGCCGCGCCTGGCGCGCGTTGAGTTCAATCTTCGGCGTGTTCGGCCAGTGCTTTTCGATCCACGCGGCGAACACGTCGGGCTTTGCCGAATGCCGGCCGACATCGGCTTCGATCGCCATGTCGTCGCACCAGCTTTCGAGCTGCTCGCCCATGGCCGGCGCGACCGGTTTGCCGCGCGTGGCGATGATCAGGATCTCGTGCTTGCCGCGCGTCCAATAGCCGGTGCCGACACGGTTCTTCAGCCACGCCCAGTGCGAGACGTAGCGGGCATGCGCCTTGTTCGGCGCGAGATAGCCGGTGTTCGGGTCGCGCTCGATCCAGCAGAAGCCCCATGCGTCGAGCACGCAAATGGCCTCGATCAGCATCGGCACCGTCGCCCACAGGAACAGCACGCAATCCTTGGCGGCCAGCGCGCCGACATCGCGCTTCATCAGCGTCAGAAGATCGCTGGTCGGGTAATGATTGTCGGCGGCGCGATCCATGCCGGTCTCGGCCGAATAGGGATCGAACTGCCATTCCGGGTCGGCGTAGATGACGCCGTATTTCTTCGCCGGCAGTTCCTTGTAGCCGGCCGCAAGCACGACCTCGCGAGCGTTGCGCCGTTCCTTCTTCTCGGCCTGCGCCTCGGCTCGAATGGTCTTCACCGCCGGCGCAATGGCGCGCTTCAGCGCTGCCCGCGTCGGCTCGTCGCCGCTCTCAAGAATATCGTCCAGCGCCTCGCGCACGATCGCGGGGTTGCGGGCAATCGCGCTGCGCATCTGGCGCGCGTCGTGAATCTCTTTGCGGGTGAGCCCCGCCTGCTTTGCCGTGAAACCGTTCCCGTCCGGAACGGTTTTCGGGCGTCCGCCCTTGGCGGCGCCGGCCGGCTGCGCGGCATCATATTCGTCGGCGAGCCGGCGCTTGGCCTGGCTCTCGATTTCCAGCGCGTCGGCCTGCACGCGATAGGTGGCGGCGATCAGCTCGTCATGCGCTTTCTTCGCCTTGCCGAGCCGCGCCGCGCGCTTGGCGGCGTCATAGACGGCGACGGCCTTGTCGCGTGCGTCGAGCACTTCCGCGGCGGACGTGGCGCGCGAAAGCGCCGCCGCCGCCTCTTTCACAAGAGACGGCAGCGGCTTGGCTGCAGCGAGGGCGACCGCCTTCGGCATCAGGCCGGCGAGCCCTCTTCAGGCGCACCCTCGAAGGCAGGCAGGCCGGTTTCTTCCGAGGCGCGCTTGAGGTCATGGCCCACCTGCTCCCGCAGATAGAACTCCCAGCGGTAGAGCTGATAGAACCAGGTCACCTTGCCGCCGCCGACGCGGTAGCGCAGCCGCGCCGGGATGCGCACCGCGTCGCCGTCAAGGAAGGCCGGCACCGACACCATGAAGATGCCGGGGACGACGATAGCCTCGCCCTTGGCGTTCATATGCTCTTCGGCGAACTCCACGGTGCGCTCGCCGCTCTGCAGACGGATGCCCTGCTTGGCGCGGGCGGCGACGAACACTTCCAGATGCCGCGACAGCGCGATGACTTCCGATGGCGTCGCCATCTTTTCCTTGAACAGCCGCTCGTACTCGGAGACCTCGCCATCGGTCGGCGCGGCCAGTTCCGCCGCATGCTCTTCGAGGAAGGCGGCGAAGATTTCCTGGTCCATCGGCTTGGCGTTGGCGCCGACCCACGACTTGAACTCTTCCGTCAGCGGGAAGGCATAGACGATGCGATGCGAGCGGTTGCGCGCCGGCACGCCTTCCATGTCATAGTCGAGCACCGCCGTGATCTTCGGGTCCGGCCACATCGTCTTGCCAAACAGCGCGGAATGCTCGTCCTGATGCCGCTTCGTCAATTCGATGAAGCTGGCCAACGTCTCGACCGTGGCGGTCCCCTTGCGCCGGTCCGGCGCCTGGCGGAATTCCTCGATCAGGCCTTTCAGCGACTTGAACGCTTGGCTCTTCCGATCGAAGGCGAGCGGAACGCTGGATGGCAGGCCTTCGCCGAGGCCGCCAGTGGTGATGGATACGGTCGAAGCCGAGGCAGCCTCTGCGGCCAGGGCCTTGATCAGTTCGATGCCATGGGCATTGAGCGGTGAATCTTTATCGGACATGCGAAATTCCTTTCAGGGTTTGGCTGTGTTGCAGGCGTGGAAAGGTCAGGCGGTTTCCCGCTCTTCGTCCTCGTCGTCGGCGTCGTGGACTTTCCGGGCGGGGAACATGTCGATCTGGTTCGGGTGCTCGACCGACAGCGCGCCGTCGATCGACCAGAACGGCGTCTTCATGAACTTGACGGTGTCGGGCAGTTTCGACTTGGCATCGGCCTTCACGTCGATGCGGCCAAGCTCGTAATCGAGCGTGATCGTCACTGTGATCTTGGCCTGGCACTTGTCGGCCGGCGAGGCTTCCAGCGCCTCGATCGCTTCGCCGAGAAGCTTGTCGCAGTGGCGCGAGAAATCGCCCCGCGAAAGCAGCCCGATCATCTGCCGGAATGAACGAAGGACACTCATGGTTTTCCTCTCCGAGGGTTGGGGGTTACGAAGCCTTGCCGATCTCGCGCTCGACGCGGCGGGCGATGCGCTCAAGCTCGTCGACCCGTTCGGACAGCCGGCGCGCCTCTTCGAGCTGCGCGGTGGCCGAGCGGCAAAGGTTCTTCATGTCGGCGATGACGGGCGCCGCCTTGGCGAGGAAGTCGTCGAACTCGGCGTTCGAGCCTTCCGGCCCGAACAGCTCCTCGCGCACCTGCGCCACCCAGGCGCGCGGCACGCCGAGGTCGCGGGCTACAGCGGCATCGGTCCAAGGCGCGGCGTAGCCGGTCTTATCGTCGAGGTAGAGTTCGTCGACCTTGGCAAAGATGATGCGGCGGTCCTCGCGCGACATCTCGCGCGGCGCTTCCGGCTTGGCTTCCATGGGAACCACCTTCAGAACTGGTTTTGAGAGACGCGTCGTGCAGTCCGGGCAGCGGTCGGCGGTGGCGCGCGCGCCGACCGTCCAGCCATGCGCCCGGAAATATTGTTCGGCGGCTTCCGGCGGCTTGCGCGTGGCGCCGGTCTGCTTGAAATGCGCCACGACCCCGCACTTGCACTCGATCACCGACGTGGCGACGGTGCGGTCGCCATGCTGGATCCGGCCGGAGGGGAAGTGGCGCGAGGACATCTATTCGCCCACGACTTTCAGCCCGCCGGCGGCCTTCGCGCCGGCAAGCACCTTGCGATATTCGGCGATGGCGTTGTTCACCTTGGCGAGCGAGCGGTCGATCTGCGCGCTTTCGGCCGGCGTCAACTGGCCGTCGGCGAAGGCGAGCGCGCCCTCGCTCATCAACTCGCCCATGCGCACGACCGCTTCCGCATGTGCCGCCATGACCGAGCCGTTCGCGGCCACCGCCTCGACGTCGGCGAAGCGCCGGCCACGCGCCGCACAGATGGCCTCGCTCATGTCGAACCGGCCGCATTCCTCCTCGATCGCGAACACCGCGTCGAGCGGCATCAGCTCCGGCGCGTCCGCATTGGCCCAGCGGCCAACCTGCGACTTGCTATAGGAACAGATATCGGCCGCGCGCTCGATGCCGCCGGCGGCGGTGATCAGGTCGCGCTGCTTGGCCTTGAGCAGGAAGTGGCGGGCATTCGCGTTCGGTACCATTGTGGCCTCCTCGTCAGTCGCAAAAGGTTTCCCGCGCCGGGAAAACCCGGCGTCGTTTCCCGTGGTGGGAAAGGGTTTGTGGAGTCAGTGTGCGGGCGTCAGCTCACAGGAGGCCCGCAACAGGATGTGCTCATGGTCCGCCGCTCCGGAATCGGTTGGCCGCCTTGCGGGCGTAGCCCGGCAGGTCGGCGATATCTCCAATGTCGTCGGCGCCGCGCGAGAGCAGCGCGGAAATCCCGATCGCGTCAGCGGCGGCAGCGATAAGCTCGGCCAGGATGTCGCTTGTCGAGCGGCCCTCATGGGCGGCGATCAGCGACAGGATGAAGCGCGAGGCTTCGGAAAGCGTGACCGCGCCGGTTCCGGGGGTGGCGTCAGCCGGCGCGGTCTTCACCTGGAGCGGGGCATCGCCACAGGGTTCGGTGAAAGGAACCGCCGAGGCGCGAACAATCGCCCCGGCGGTCGCGCGGTCAGGCTCTTGGGAAGCCGGCGCGGGAAATTCGTAATCGGCGGTGCCGACTTCACGCGGCACGAGCCGCCCGTTGAAGCTGGCGGAAGCGAGCAGGCTCATGCAGCCTCCTCGCTGTTTTCCGGCGCCTCGAAGAACAGCCGATCATCCCAGTCGATGCCCCTTTCGAAGGCTGCCTTGCGAATCGCCTGCATTTCCTCAAGCGACGGCGCGACGCCACCCTCCCAACGAGAAACGGTGGCCTGCCCGACGCCGGCTAGCCTGCCGAACTCGGCCTGTGTGACCCTGAAAACAGATGTCCGGATATGACGCATCGTGTTCATGAGCGCGGATATTATGCGCAAACGGATAGTTTGCAAGCGCAATTTTATGCGCAAGCGGATTTTGGTTCTGGGGAACGACATGGCAGCGTCGGCGCCATGACGATCGAAGAGAAAATCCGCGCCATCATGAAAGCCACCGGCTGGAAGCAGCAGAAGCTGGCTGAGCATTTCCAGGTGTCACAATCGACGGTCAATCGCTGGCTCGCCGGATCCGAGCCAGAAGGTCATAGGCGCGATGCGATCAATGAAACTTTCGAAAACCTCGTCGACGAGCGCCCCACCGCTTCTGACGCCTCGGAAATCCCACTTATGGGGTATCTCGGCGCAGGCGCCGAAGTAGAACCTGACTTCGAGCAGGTGCCTCCGGAAGGGCTCGACCAGGTAAGCATACCATTCCCATTGCCGGACGAAATGATAGCTTTCAAGGTCCGGGGCGTTTCGATGCTGCCGGTCTTCAAGGACGGCACCATCATTGTGGTTTATCGGGATCAGAAGAAGCCGCTGGAATCCTTCTATGGCGAGGAAGCGGCAGTCCGCACATCGGATGGTCGTCGGTTCATCAAGACCATCATGCGAGGCTCAGGCGGAGGCGTGAACCTGATCTCGTGGAACGCGGCGCCCATCGAGGAAGTCTCGGTGGACTGGATCGGCGAAATTTTCGCGGTGTTGCCGCCTTCGGTCCTGCGCAAGGTTGACCGGCAGGGCGGTCTTCAGGGCCAATTGCGCCTGAAATCGGCATAGCCAAGGAACCCGCCGTTATCCGTTTGACGGATTGATATTATCCGTTTGCGCATTTTCTTTTATTGACAGTTATCCGTTTGCGCATATTATCCGTCCCCACTCGCATCCCGCGAGCGGAGACAGACCAATGCTTCACTATGCCCTGCACGAAACCATGCCGAAGCCGACCAAGGCGGCTCTCGCAAAGAAATCGATTGTCGAGAGCATGGCCGACAAGATGCTCGAAATGGGCATGAACGGCATCGCCGTGACGGCCGACAGCCTGGCCGAGCATTCCAGCTTCACCCGTGCCGAGATCGAAAGACACGGCTTGGACGCGGCCGACATGGCCAAGATGCGCGCCGTCCGCCGCGTGGCCTGACCGCCATGCCGACCGTCGCCGAAAAGCTGATCGCCGAGGCCGCGCGATCGCCCGAGCACGAGGCGTGGATTTCGCGCCAGCTCATGGCGCAGCGCCGCCCGTCCGAGATCCTGGCCGACCTTGATCGCGCCATCGATCCCGCCAAGCTCCTCGCCGCCATCGGCGGCGACGGCCCGGCAGGCCTCATCACCGCCTGCCTGATCGCCTTCGCCACGCCCTTCATCGCGCTCGGCTGGTTGCTGCCATGAAGGTCCAGCGCGAACACCTGACTATCTGCCGCCGCTGGCCGGATTGCCTGTGCGGAGACGGCTGCATCGACGTCCGGCCGGCTGAATCGAAAGCCGCGCGCCGCATCCTGATCGGCCTGATGACCGCCACCGCCGTGATCGGCGTTGGCTTGCTCTATTTGGGGCTGCGCTGATGGCTGACAAATCGCCAATCGAATGGACCGACGCGACGTGGAATCCGATTGTCGGGTGCTCGATCGCCACCGCCGGCTGCACGCATTGCTACGCCATGAAGATGGCGGCGCGGATTGAGGCCATGGGCGGCGCGCCGCACTACGCCGGCACCACGAAGAAGGTGAACGGTAATGCCGTCTGGACCGGAAAGCTGGCGCTGGCGCCCGAGCGGATCCTGACCCAGCCGCTGCGCTGGAAAGAGCCGCGCCGCATCTTCGTCAACTCCATGGGCGACCTGTTCCATGAGGATGTGCCCGAAGAGTGGATCGACCAGACCTTCGCGGTGATGGCCGTCACGCCGCATCATACCTATCAGCCGTTGACGAAGCGCGCGGACCGGATGCGGCGCTATCTTTCCGACCCGGCGACGAAGCATCGCGTCTATGACCTCGTCTGCAATCTGGTAATCGAGCGGCAGATTCAGGTCGTGCTGATTGCGCCCGGCATGGACGAGCGTCAGGCGCCGCCCGGACTTCGCGTCTATCTCGACCAATGGCCGCTGCCGAACGTCTGGCTCGGCGTCTCGGCCGAGCGACAGCAGGAGGCCGACGAGCGAATACCCGAGTTGCTGGCGACGCCGGCAGCCATCCGCTTCGTCTCCGCCGAGCCGTTGCTTGGGCCGATCGATTTCAGAAATCTTCGGCAATACAACCCCCAGGGCGAGCCCTGGATTGACGGGCTTCGCGGTCTCGTGACCCACGGCGGCTATCTCGCGCGATCGCCAGCTGAATGCAGCTTGAATACCCGCACGCAGATAACGCCGCCCGAACTCCCAAGCCTCGACTGGATCATCGTCGGCGGCGAGAGCGGACCGGATGCCCGTCCGATGCATCCCGCATGGGCGCGTTCGATCCGCGATCAATGTGCAGCCGCCGGCGTGCCGTTCTTCTTCAAGCAATGGGGCGGGGTAAGATCGAAGGCGAGCGGTCGTCTTCTCGATGATCGTGAATGGAACGAGTTTCCAAGAGGCGACCATGTCCCCTGTTTCTAGGTTCGTTCAAGCCAATCACCGCTTCATAAAGAGCATGACGCGCGGCGGTCATTGCCGGCGGCACGCTGTAAGGCGGCTTAAGCGTCCGCTTTATCTCCTCGAACTGCACGTGAACCAGCTCTACGAGCTCAAGCGCGAGTTCTGCTTGCCGGTGCTTGACCCGCAGATATGGCAACACCGCTCGGAGCACGAACGCCGCCTTCGGCCCGGAAATGTTCCATTGGTAAGTCGTTCGGTGTTTGGCATTGGCGGGGTGATAGGTTGTGATCGATCCACCAAATACCTCCAGCGCGAGCTTGTGTGGCGCGTCGCGAGTTCCAGCAATCCCAACCTTGGCGGTGTAGTAAGTCGGCGACCACTTGTGCCCGCTGGGAGCCACGCGGTTTTTGGTCGTCCGTTGGATCGTGATGAACCCATCCGCATCGAGAATTCCGGCAAGGTATGCGTGGGTCGTGTTCATAACCGTCACTTTAGCAGCGCCAAACGCATCAGCAAGCGCGACGCCGGCGGCGTCGAGCACAACGGCATGCCCAAGTTTCGCAAGGTGCTGGCGCAATGAGTGTCTACGTCGACAACATGCGCGCGCCCTTCGGCAAGATGGTCATGTGCCACATGTGGGCCGACACGCGCGCCGAGCTGTTCGCCATGGCCGACCGTATCGGCGTCCAGCGCAAATGGTTCCAGCGCCCGGCCGGCACCGGCCTGCCCGGCATGGATGCATCCTGGGAGCATTTCGACATCGCGCAGTCCAAGCGCGCGCTGGCCGTCGCCGCCGGCGCGATCGAGACAGACAAGTATGGCCCGCTCGAATTCGAAGCCAGGCGCAAGGGCGACGAGGAAAAGCTGAAGCAGATCGCCGAGCTGCGCGCCAAGGGCTTCGGCGACGCGTCTAAGCCCGCCGACCCGAGACAGAGGACACTGCTTTGATTCCGCGCCTCGCCCTCTCCATCCGCCAGCCTTGGGCCTATGCCATCGTCATGGGCTGGAAGCCCGTCGAAAACCGCAGTTGGCGCGCGCCCAATCCAGCGCTGAAATTCCGGGGCGAGTTCGCCGTGCATGCCGCCCAAGGCATGACGCGCGCCGAGTACGAAGACGCGGCGCATCTCTTTCGCTCACTCGGCCATGACTGCCCGGCGCCGGCCGATCTCCCCCGCGGCGGCATCGTCGGCGCGGCAACCGTTGTCGACATCGTCAAGGAGCACGACAGCCCGTGGTTCTTCGGACCGCGCGCCCTGGTGCTCGCCGACGTCCGCGCCGTCGATTTCGTTCCGGCATCAGGCGCACTCGGATTCTTTGAGTGGAAGCCAATGGACGCGGCGGACGTGCCCAAGCCGGCGCGATGGATGCTGCCGCCAGGAACGCCGGCACCGATCGCGCAGGGGTCACTGCTATGACCTACATATACCGTTGGGACCGGTTCAGCCGCAAAGGACAGCCCTGCGCTATTACTGCGCGCAGCAAGGCGGCGGCGGGAACATTCGCGCTGCCGGGCTTCGGCCAGCCGGCGTCGCCGCGCTTCAACTCGATCCGTGTCGAATTCGCCGACGGCTTCGTCATGGTCACCAGCGGCAACGCCATCCGGAGGGCGAAGCCGTGACCAGCCTCATTCTCGAAAACGGCAAGACGCCCGAGGAATGGGTCAAAATCTTCAAAGCGGAGCGCGGCGTGCATCTGTCCGCCAGGACGATCCGCGAGAACGCGCGCCGGCTCGGGGCTTGCCGGATGCTCGGCAAAGTGATGATGCTTCTGCCGGAACATATCGACCGACTGTTTCAGGAGCCGCAGACTTGCCCCTCGAACTCTACGAACGCGACGGATGGTGGTGGTTCAAAGGCCGAATCGACCGCATACCGGGCGGCAAATACTACCGACAAAGCTCTGGCATACCTTTCACAGCGCCAGAAAGGGACGCCCAAGCGGCAGTCGCGGCCTTCGAACTCAAGGAGATCAAACGTGATCTCGTTGGAGACGAAAGGGCGCTGACCTTCGCCGACGCGGTGCTGCTCTATCCCGCGAACCCGATGGAAGCCGGCGACCTTGCGAAGATCCTGCCGCACCTCGAGGACCGCGCCTGCGCCTCGATCATGCCGCAGGAGGTGCGCAACCTCGGCCCCACGCTCTATCCCATGGGCTCGACCGACACCTGGCAGCGCCACGTCGTGACGCCAGTGCGCGCGGTCATCAACAACGCGCACGATCTCGGCAAATGCCCGCCGATCCGGATCAAGGCCTATCCGAAAGCCGAGCGGCTGAAACAGGACCGAGCCCGCGGCAGGAAGAGCCGCGTCGAGAAGACGCCGGGCTCATGGGAATGGCTGCTCGCCTTCCGCACCAAGGCGAACCGCTACCAGGCTGCCATGGCGCATTTCATGTTCGTGACGGGCGCCCGCATCGGCCAGGCCGTCGCGCTCAGGCCGGCCGACCTCGACCTGCAGAACGCCCGCGTCTGGATGCCCGAGGCCAAGGGCATGGAAGCGCAATGGGTCGATATCCCGATGGACCTGGTTGTCGAGCTGGCGAACCTTCCGCCGCGCCGCCCGCGCAAAGGTCCGCACGGCAAGACGCGCGTCAAGGAAGCGCGCGTGTTCGGCTACGCCAACAAGGACGGCGTCTACAAGGCATGGAAGACCGCATGCAAGAAAGCCGGCATCAGCGAGATCATGCCCCACGCCGCCGGCCGGCATGGCTTCGCCACCGAAATGCTTGTCAGGCAGAAGCTCGACGCCCGCACGGTGGCCAAGGCCGGCCGCTGGGCAGACTTGACGCTGATGCAGAAAACCTACACTCACGCCGAGGATGCGACCGGCAAGGTACAAGCCGCCCTCCGTACAGGACGCGTACAAGCCACCAAGGCGACAGCCGCTAAAGCACGGGGATCAAAGCGGAAATCGGCAAGCGGCTGA